TTTATCCGTTTCTGAAATTAGTTCAACTCTCCTATCTCGATTTACAAAGTTTAATTTACGCATTTTTGATTTAGTTTTTTTCTGGGCCATTAAGCGCTCCTAATTAGATTGGGTTAAACATAACATAATTTATATGACTATAGACATCTCCTTTTAGTATGTAAGTTCTTTTATTGTACCTTCTTTGCCAAGAGGTTCTCCAGATTCCGAGCTTAGAGAATAACCTGTTGAAAATGAATCTTTTGCTACTGTTAAATAAATTTCGTGTTTTTTAGTTGTTTGGTCAAAATTATGTCTTAATGTAGTAATTAAATAAATACCAGTAAATTGTGGATCGTTTTTGTTTTTATGTTCTTTACCAACTGTTGGAACTACAATGTTTATCATATCCCCTGCAGCAATTGTAGTGTTACCTGTTATTTTTAAACTAGCACTTACGCCAGTACTCAATTCCATAAATTTTGCTTGTCTTTTTAATATTGAGTCATTAATCTTATTTGGTGTATAACGATATGATGAATTTTCATTAGTATGTTGTGTATCATATACACCATCTGTATTTACTGGATGTAAATGTATTCTTGAATCAGAAAAATCTCCTATAGTGTTTCCTAAAGTATCAATTGAACCTGTTCCAAAAACTGGATTAGACTGTTCACCCTCAAGTCTAGGAAACTCGTTAAAATTATCAAAACAATTGTATTCTTTAGACGAGTAAGTCTTATTATATATATTATATTCAATAGTTTTAGAACTCAACATTCCACCTTGAATATTAACTAACATATCATTATTTGAATTTATTTGAAACTCTAACACTCTAAACATTTCTTTGAGTATTGATACTCTTTTACTTCCTTTCTCTAAAGGCCCTAAATCGTCAACTAAATATGTGCCATGAGTTGAACCCCCTAACATTTTTTCTACAGACTTAAAATGAAGGCCTTTAGTATTTTCAAAGAACATAAAATGAGGAGAACCATATTCTTTAGATATAGCTTCGGTTGCAAGATTTGCTATAAGTTTGTTGGGATGTATGTTTGGTGAAACAACTTTTCTAACACCCTGAGTTGGTTCAATAAACACATTTTTATTGGTATTAATGTATCGTTCGTCTTTTAATACATTACCCACAATATTACTAATATCGTCTGTGTAGCTTTTTGATACTCTGGTACGTTTATCTTTTAGTGCTTCTGGTGTAGTAAAACTGAGAGTCATGAGTTGAGAACTAACAGATGCAGATGTTCGAGAAACTATTTTGTAAATACAAAATGTGGTATCAGTAAAGTCAATTTGTTGATTGTCTAAATTTGGTGTTGTAAGCTTCAATGACATAAATTCTTGACCAATGATTGGGCCATTAGCCGCGATGTTATGAACATCTAAAATAGTAATAGAACCAGATAATGAGTTTGAAAATATACTTTCATATATGTCAATATATTGAACTTGATTTTTTAAATCTAGAACATTACCTGTGATGGTTTTTACTAGCAACTCTTTTACTTCATACTTACCAGCATAATTACTTGATGTGGTTGCTGACATTAGATAATTGATTCCTTAATTATAGATTCATGTTCTTGTACAAATTGGTCTATGTATTTAGGGTCTAACAGTCTAATTTTTCTAAGTTCATTTTGTACAGACTGTTCGTATTCTATATTAGTTACAATAGTCGAATTATTATAAAAGTCTAAGTCACCAGTGTATAATGCAGAGTTTGAATACACATTTATCTTGACACTAGTATCGCCTGATGTCTGTGCCTGTTCATAGTGGTGTATACCATTAGGGTCATCATACTTATCATTCACATACTTTAAAAATTGACTAGTCGCCATAGGCCATTGGTGATATCTATCTATGATGTCGTTCACCATTAGTATTACCCAATGTAACTCTGGGTCATCATACATTTTATCTGCAAGACTTTCTGGTGTTTCTCCATCCTTTACATCGTAGGTATCAAACAATAATGTATTTGTTTTTATTTTAGCACGAACACCAACACGCCTAAGTATGTTTGTTACAGCTTTAAAGTCACCTTGACCAACTGAATCATATGGAATTAAAGGAAATTGATTAAAATACATATTAGAATCCTTCCTCTGCTTTTTCTCTGGTAATTAAATCTAGTTCTTTAAAGTTTAAGGTCATTGATGTTTCCATAGGAACTGCATCTTTATAAGTCTTATATTTATCTCCACCATACTTAACATCCATATTTGTGAGTACACAAGTTCCTATTTTATTTAAATGTGAGTTTTCTTGACCAACATGCATATACTGAATATCAAATGTTGCAGGCATTGTCAGTCGCATTGCTGATGCATCTTTTATTTCTGGTAACATCATTGTTTTAAATTTCTTAACAATTTTTTCTGCCATTGCAGCCTCAGCTGCACTTTTTGGCATCATTTTAAATTCGTATGAAAATTCTCTTTTAGGAATACCTTTAAATGCAAGTTCCATTCTAGGTGCTTTAATAAATCCTCTTTGCATTTCAAAGACTTCTCTTGAACCAGCAAAGCCGGGAAGTAAATCAATTGCACCAAAAGCTGCTCTTATTGCCCCCTCCTCTAGCCCTCCTCTAGATTGGTTTAAGGTATCAACTGCCGTGTCAGCCAAACCTTTTCCAGCTAAAATATCTTGGTATGCTGCAGCCCCAAGCATTGTACCTGTACCTATTTCGGTGTCTGTATAGTCTGCACCATACTTTACCTCAACAGTTGGAGGCATATACATACAGATTGATGTAGACATTCTTACAGTTGCTTTTCTTTTTACACTAAGAGATGTATGAGCTATGTTCATTTTTTGACTAGCAATCTGCTGAAGCCTTGCAGCAACACCATTAGGATCAGAGATAGCATTATTTCTCTTAGGGCCCTCCAAGTTGTCTTCGTAAGCTAGTTCTAACTCTGCTATTTCTATTCTATCTATACCACCGCTACCAATACCCTCAACAATATCTAACCCAGCATCATACCTATCTTTGTTCATGTAATCTAGAACTTCATCTGTTTGTTCATTAATAAAAAATTGAATATAATGACCCTGATTACCATTAGCACCAGCTGGTGCTTCTATGTCAAGAGGAAATGTTAAATTTTGAGTAGAATACTTGCTAAACGCAGCAGCAAAATCACTAGTGTCACCACTTGATTTTTCACCTCGTATAATATCTATGGCTTTATTTCTAAGAACACCAACGGCACTTTTAAAAACTCTATTTCCTTGACCTTCAGCAACGCTTCTTAACGCATTATAGACATTCCTTGCCATGTATAAATACTCCTGTGATTATAACTATTTATAAGATAAGTTAATGGCATATAGTGGAAAGTACAATCCAATTAACCCTAAAAAGTATAAGGGTGACCCATCTAAAGTAATATATCGTTCACTTTGGGAACGTAAACTTATGGTGTATTGTGATAATACCAAATCTGTACTAGAATGGGGTAGTGAAGAAGTTGTCATACCCTATGTTTCGCCATGGGATGGAAAAGTACATCGTTACTTTCCTGATTTCTATATGAAAGTTAAACAAGCTAGTGGTAAGACTAAAAAGTTTATTGTTGAAGTCAAACCAAAGTATCAATGTAAACCTCCAGTGTCATCACCAAAACGAAAAACCAAAAAGTGGATGAATGAAGTTAAAACTTGGGTCATTAATGAGGCAAAGTGGAAATCTGCAAATTTCTTCTGTGAGTCAAATGATATGGAATTTAAGATTTTTACTGAAGACCACCTTAACATTAAGTATAAATAGTAGTATGGCAAAGAAAAGCAAATATATTCAAAGTGTCGTAGACGCTGCGAAAGGTAGACCAAAATCTACTGATTGGTATCGTGCAAAAATTAAAGAGTTTGGAGAGCCAGGCGCCATGGATTTAATACGAGATGGAAAGCGTAATAATAGACCTTTCTATGGACGATTGAATATGTTTTTCTATGACCCAAAATACAAAAAGAAGTTACCTTACTATGATACATTTCCTTTGGTATTACCAATAGAAAGATATCCAGATGGATTTCTGGGTATCAACCTACACTATCTACCTATGAAGTTAAGACTTCAACTATTGGATAGATTAGTTGATTATAGTAACAATACTAATTTTGATGAAAGTACAAAACTGACAGTTGATTATAGCAAACTTAAAAAGATAAAAATACTTAAACCAACACTTAAACGATATCTTGCTGGACAAGTTAAGTCACAGTTCCGTAGGATAGATGCAGATGAGTTTACAGTTGCAACACTGTTACCTGTGCAGAGATTTAAGAAAGCATCAGCCTCAGAGGTTTATGCAGACAGTAGGAAAATGATCTAATGGCAGTCAACTTTAAAGGCCTTCGAGATGCAGTAGCATTTGGTGCATTAAATGAATTTCTTGCAACTTTCAATAGTGGTGATGGTTATTCAAGACCAAACCGCTATGAAGTTGTGATGAAACCACCCTCTGGTACTTTGGGAAGTAATCAAGTAAGTTTATTTTCTCAACTTATGGGAGAAAAACACACAAACGACAGTAAAGCTGTTTCTCTTAGATGTGAAGCAATAGCATTTCCCGGCCGTAACATGGACACCACACCAGATTCAAATCTGTATGGCCCTGAAAGAGAACTTGTAACTGGTTATAGTTTCCCAGACATTACTGCTACATTTCAATGTTCTTCTGATATGAGAGA